GCACGCTATCTGTGGACATTTCCATAAAAAAACAGAACATTGTGGTAAAGTTTACGATGGTAATTCAATAGTAACTTATTCGGTTGGTTCGCTTTGTAGTTTAGAGCCTGAGTATTTTGAGGTAAACGAACACGTACATGGATTCGCTATTGTTGAAATGGATGGTGATGATTTCAGAGTACACAATTACGCTATTGAAAACGGAAAGGTTTACTAATGGAAATACTATCCCACCTATTCGAGTTTATTAAGATTTTCTGGAATAATCTTTTACCGTTTGTGGTTATTAACGAATACGAACACGGGGTAATATTAAAACTCGGAAGGTATCAAAGGGATATTCAACCTGGATTTCATTGGAAGTGGCCGTTAATTGAATCCGCAATGTATTGCAGGAATACGATAACAACTTTAGTAATGCGTAACCAATCACTAACAACTAAGTGCGAGGCTCAGATTACTATTGAAGCGATAGTTAAGTATAAGGTAGTAAACGCCCGTAAATTCTTATTAGAGGTTGAGGATAGTATAGATGCTATTTCAGATATAACGCAAGCAAAGATTAAAGACTTGGTTACTCATAAGACCTGGGAAGAAGTTAAGGACTTAGAGGATAAAGAAATTAAGGATGCGGTTTCATCTGAGGTTAAAGAATTTGGAATTAAGATTTATTACATCACAATAACCAGTTTAGTTAAGACAAGGGTTTACAAGCTAATAAACAACCAAAACCACCAGTAGATTCCCTATTCCCGGGAAGAATTAAGTTCTTTTTCTATTCTTTTTTTGAACCAAACAATTATATCGTCTGGGTGAACATCCATCCCCGAGCAAATGGCCGAACAAATATCAGATGTCGCAAAATCCATAGCCACCATTCTCCAATCAATCTTAGTATTAATCGGCTTTAGATTAACATTCCCGTTTTTAATTATCTCTGCTTTTTTCATAGTATAGGTTTATGTTACCACTGGTTTAATCAGGCTGTTGGCTTAGTCGTTATCAATTACAAATTTAACATTAAACAATTCTATTATTTCCTTGCTTTTCTTTACTCCGTTATAACTCATTCCGGTTCGTGTTGCATAATTAGGTATGGTTTCTAAGTTAAGCATCGCCCCAGATAGTTCAATTAATTGCACCAAAGATTTATTGTCAAGTTCATTTTGTTGAACTTTATCGTGAACAAATCTTAATAGCTTTTCTGTATTTGTTTGAATATCAATTTCTTTCATTGTGCAATTTATTGAACTACGCTTATCCGGTAGTTATGCCTCATTGCCTTCAATCATCTGTCTAAGCCAAACAGTTCCGTTGTAAAAATCAAGCTCATGAAATCCATTAAATTCTCCTTTGCTATTCATTATATCTGCATATCGTTTGGCTTCAATACCAGCTTCTATATGAGTCGGCAACGAAGGCATAACATTGTATAAAAGCAATAACTTAGATACTGCTTCATTTTTAGTTATGTCGCCTTGTTGCAACTCTGTAATTATTTTCCAAATTTTATTTTCCATAGTCGTTACTGCTTTTATACTTTACCGTTATAAGCAAGCTGCTACGTTCCTGCTTCGTTTGATAATTCCGTTTCAAAAGAATTAAAAAAAAGCCCCCACACTCAAAACAATGAAGTTTGTGCTAAATAAGGAGCAATTCTCTTTTCTGCTATTTCTACATACTCTTTGCTTACTTCTGATAATATCCATTTTCGTTTCCATTTGTGTGCCATTTTTGCCGTTGTGCCACTTCCGCCAAAGCAATCGTAAACAATATCACCCTCATTGCTCCATGTTACAATATGGTCTTCGGCAAGTTTTTCAGGGAATATCGCAGGGTGTTCGTATGCAATTTCATCCTTACTACTTGTCATCCATCCAGCAGGAATATACCAAATATTGCCACCATTTTTTTCACCTTTAAATTGTGTTTTTTTCTTGTGGCAAGTATCTTCAATCAATTCACCTTCCTTTGTTCTTTTCCTTGCTAAAACCTTTTCGCCTTCCTGCCTAACAGATTTGTATTTTATCGGATTAAATGTGTTTGGCTTTCCTTTGCTTAAAACAAACATATATTCAAAATCTTGCCAATATCTATTTGCTTCGGGGAATTTACCTGCTCTATTGTAAATCATTGTATCATGCAGGTTAAATCCAATTTCTTTAAAGTATAATGCCTGTTTAAAACTTGTTCCGCTTTCAGTTCCGTTTTCTGTTGCATCTCCAACTACCCAAACTACTATCCCACCTTGCTTAGTTACCCGATATAATTCCTTTGCAATATCTTCAAATGGAAACGAATATCCATTGTATGTTCTTAGTCCATCGTAAGGTGGAGAAGTAACAGTCAAATCAATAAAGTTATCAGGCATTTTTGCCATTGTTTCTAAGTTACTTTCGTTGTATATTTTATTTATTTCCATCCCTCTTTTTTTTAATTCTTTTGTTTAGTGCTTCGATTTAAGTTTTTCGGTAATCAACCGCAGCCAGCTTATAACAGCGGTTTTGTGCTATTTGCCCCATCAACATTTGTGGTAAACTTGAAACTTTGTGCAAGGGGGCAAACAGACACAAAGCCGCAAAACGTTATGTGCAAGTTTAAAAAAGAAAAAAGCCCACCCACAAAAAAGTTTAAAAATTTTCATTTTAAAATAAAGAGGTTTGAACCGTTGGTGAATAACTGCTGTCATATCTTTTATTTTCTCCTTTTGGGTATGGTAATATTGGAAACCTTAATTGCTCTGTCATTTTCCTTTTAGTTCTTTTGTCAGCACAAAAATAATAGTATCGTGCCTTACCTGTTGTTTTCTCTATTCGTTCAACCAATTCCATATTTATTTTATCCTCGTGTCTTTGGTGTCTTTCCGTTCCATCTTTCATAATGTAAATATTTTGTCCCTCTCCACCTACCCCAGTATAAAGCCAATTTGTAGCCTGATAAATATATCCATTATGTCCCATTCTAAAATCTGAATACGATATTATTATTTTTGGTTTTGGTAACATATTTAAACATTGCCCTACAAAAAAGGAAAGTGAATTTTCGGGCAATCCATCATTTACAACTAAGCGGTTAAGTTCTAAAAGTTCAAACGGTTCCCAAGCCTTCATTTCCATATAATTTGGAGGCATACCAAAAGTGCATACCCCAACAGGTATATTGCCATCAAATAAACCAAAGGCATAACTAATGCTCGGCATCCTACCTGCATAGTGTTTCTTTAAGCACCATTCTTTAGTTTGGAATGTGTCAATACTTTTCACCTTATATTTGTCTTTGATACTCATAAGCATTTTAAAATAAAAATTTTTAAACTTTTTTCTCCCCTTCTTTTTTTCTTTTTTAAACCAGACACATAACAGCACCTATACAAAATAAAAGTGGCTGTGAGCATCCTGCAAATATTGAAGTTTAGTGATAGCCACTTTTACTTCGTATAGCTGCAATCCGTTAGCAGCAAGTTTTTTAAAGTTTTTTACCAACGCACGGTGGAGCGTTATAAATTGTCATTTCGCTACTCATATAAACTACCTTACTTTCATATTTATAATGGTTATAAGGTGGCTTATTAGTAATTGCCATTAAATACTTAAACGTCTTTCTCGTTCTTATTAATCCGCATCTTTCGCAAAGTTGTGGCATTTCGCCTTTTCTCCATTTGTGCCTCATTCGGGTACGTTTAAAGCATTTGTTAGTATATTAAAAAAGTCGCTATGCAATTCATCTCGTTCAGGCTTACAGTTATTTAAAGCCCATTCAACTGCTTCTGTAAGCTCTTTTACTTTGTGTTCACTTACAACAATTGCGCTTTTTAAATCCTCACATTCTCTAATAAGCATTTCGTTTTGGCTTTCCTCAATTTCAAGTTGGCTCAAATATTTGTTTGCTCCTAAAATGTAGGCTTTTTCAATTTCTTCAAAGTAGTCGCCTTCACCACTTAATTCATCGGCATATTTTTCAGCCAATACTTTTATTTCTTCTTGTCTCATTTTATACATTTTATATTTAGTTTATAATTCCTTCGCTAAAAACTTTAAAAAACCAGACTGCTAACAGCAGCTATACGCAATTTTCCAACCGCACAAACCCGACACACAACTGCGTATAGCTGCAAAACGTTATACGCAAGTGGCTGAAAAAGCCACCATCGCATAACACGGGCTAAGCAAAATATTTTAAATTTCCTTACCGCCACACACTAACATTTTTATATAGGCTGTACTTTCCTTAATGTTTGA